GCATCTGCTGACCCTTTTCTGGGTACGCAGATACCCCGGCCGGCATACCAGGAGCTGCTTGTGCCCCTTGATCTGGTTGCTGGTCTCCGGTACCCACAGGAGCTCCGCCGGCAGGCATCTGAGCCCCAGAGCCTCCGGATCCTTGAGAGGCCTGTGCTTGTGCAGCCTCTCCAGGATTGATCCCCTGCTGTTGCATGAGTCGCTGGGCCTGCACTTGGTACTTCGCCGTGAGAACCTGCACGTCGCCCTGTAGAGCAGCCTGAGCAAGCTGCATACGGCGCTGGTTGCCGAGTTGCTTGTCAAGCTCGGAGGCCTTGAACTTCTCCTCCTGTACGATGTCGTAGTCGAGGTCATCCAGAAGAGTTGTGTCGGAGATCTTCATCGCCTGGTTGAGCTGGAAGACGAGCGCCGATCTCTGAAGATCATCCGCCATCTTGAATCTCTTGAAGTGCATCTTGGGACGAGGCCATCCCATGTAGTCCGCGATGCGCCCGAGGACAAAATCCCGTACGAGGATGATGAGATTTGTCCGATAGCCGAGAAACATGTTCTCAAGCATGCGCATCGAGACGTTTGATCCGGAGTATTGAAGGCCGCCGAAGACGAACTCGATGGGAACCTGCATGCCGGCTACTATCTGCTCTGACCAGGCACGCATCTCCTGATGAAGCATCAAGCTCTTACCCTCACCGCCGATGACCTCATTCCCAATAGGGAGAGGCAGGATCGGAATGTAGTTCGGGTCGCTCCTCCATTTTTGGATCTCTGCCTCGATCCTCTTTCTCCACATACCGAGATCGGTGGTTGAGTAGGGATCAGAGGTGGCCGAGCCAGCTTGTGGGAACAAGATGCGGAGAGGAACGATGTGTTGCTGGGCGATGGCCTCTTGAGCCTTGCGCAGCACCTGAAGGTAGAACGTGTCCTTGAGAACTGGCAGGATGAGCGGCATGCCCCAGCCCATATCCTTCTGGGCGATCGTCGGGCGCTTCAGGTGGAACATGTTGTCGGCGGTAAAGCGAAGCTGCCGACCCATACGAAGGGCTTCGATGAACACGTCGGGAATGGTCTCCACAACGTGCTTCTTACCCATCAAGATATCGTTCTTGATGATCTGCGGAATGTCGAAGAAGTACTCCGACTCCCCTGTGATCTCGTTGTGCTCGATGCGGATATACTCCGGGTTCCAGCGCACCGGATGAATACCCTTAAGGCTCTTGATGTTGTTGTCACGAACCTTCGCCTCACCTGTGATCTGGCACTTGTCGCAACTGAGGTAGTACTTGAGGTTCCGGAACTTGTAGCCGGTCTTCTTGATCGGGAGCTCGTGCTTGCAGGTCCCACAGATCAGGTACTTCTCGAACGGGAAGTGCATCGTGACGAATGCGTTCCCGTATGCGTGGTAGTCGAGACCCACCTCGATCTGGAAAGACCGAATACGAAGCTGGTTCTCTGCTATGTCTTCCCACTTCCCACGAACCTGAGTGTCTTCCTCGTCGAAGACCATCGGGGTGATGGGGTACTCCGACATCTTGTACGTGACTGCGTTGATGAGAGGACTTGTGAGGAAGTAGTACCGGCACCACCGGAACATCTGCGAGATGCTCGTCGGCAGATAGGTGTGCCCGATATCAAAAAACGGCGACGGGTATCGCATGGACCCGTTGTAGAGACCGCCTTCTGATCGACCGTGCGTTGAGTCGAATCGAGCAACGCCACCACCCAGTCCAAGACCGTCAGAAACGCCGCTCATGCGGGTCTCCCAATACCCTGAAGAATACGCCCAGTGGGGCCGGTCGGATACGACGGCTCTTCAAGACCCTCCCGTTGCTGGGCCTCCATAGCAGCTCTCTGCTTCTTGTTCTTCATGCGGCTACGCTTGAAAGGAGCGGTAACTAGTTTCTCCGCCCCAAGTCCGCCGCCAATCCCACCAACGAGGTTGGCGATAAATGGATGTTTCCGACCAAGTTGAGTCTTGAGTAGAGCACCCGTTCCAGCGAGACTTCCAACGGTGTTAGCTGCTAGACCAGTCAAACGTTCTGCTCTAGATCTTTCTAGACCCGAGGCATCCGCAGGGCGCAAAGCCTCACGAGCCATCAGACCAGTACCAAGCATCATCATGCCCTTGCCGCCAACGGGTAGATATTTGGTGGCTCCGCCGAGAGAAGAAACTGTGTCCACGGCTTTTCCCAGTGTTCCCATCTGGGCCCTCTCTGCCGCCGATGCTAGTCCCTGCCCCATCCAAGTCTGAGGCTGGGCTGGAATACCAGGCTGAGCTTTCGTACCGTGCCAACCGGTATGAAGGGCGTCGGAGAATCCAGAGCGAAGCTTTTGGAAGAACGCGATCTTTGTGAGCTCGTCGCCGAAGGCCTTGAAGGTTTCTGGGATCATGTGGTCTCCAGCCAGCCTCGCAGAAAGCCGAGCTGCTCCTTGAGCTGTTGCGACCTGAAGTCCATGAAGTCGATCGCAGTGATGAGCTTTGCCGAGGCAATATCTTCGGGAGTCTCTTTGATCATGGATCCAAGCTGCCCAGCGGTCATGTTCTTCAGCTGCTCGAAGCGAGCTTTGGTCGGCTTCTCATCGTAGATCTGTCCCATCGTGATGTTGCGTCCATGCCCACGATCGAGAGCGGCCTGATCAGGTTTGAAGCTGAAAGGCAGATCTGTGGTGTAGTGACCGGCGCAACTTGAGCACAAACCATCGAACGGCGGAAGTGCAGATCCACACTTGTCGCAGTCCTTGCAGCAGTAGGTAGGCTGCGAGATGTAGACCTGGCAAAAATCCAGAGGCTCGGGAGCGTAGTGAACGCTCTCGTTGAGAAAGACAGCGGCGCAGTAGCGAGCTACCTCACCGTGGAACTCCTCTACTCTGATAGAGCTCGCCAGAGCCACACCGGAGAATAGTAACGGCAGATCGGGAGGCTGCATGGCATCCAGGCGAGGAGGGATACCGTTCAGCGCCATCACAGTCTTCTCGAAGATCTCCCAGTGATCCCAGAAGGCGTCAATAACGTGAAGGGTCTTCACCGCCATGATCTTCAGCTTGTTCACCTCGGCGATGTTGGTGCCGAAGGTCTTCTCGATCTCTGAGAACAGGGTCTCGGGCAACCACTGGAACCACTCCACTTGGAAGTGCTTGAGCAGGGCCAAGTCGAGAACCAGTGGGTGTGTATCTGGGTGCGAGAAGAGGCTTTTCTGAGAGATGGGTCTTGGAGCGGGCGCAGGAATCGAAGAAGCCTCCGGCGGAGAGACGGGAACTTTCTCCTCGCCTCTGAGCCCGACGTAGAACTGCTCCTCTAGCTTCTTCACGACCTACTTCCTCCCGAAAGCTTTCCCCACTCTACTCGCCAGCCCGGCGTAGTTCGTACTGCGCTTCTTCGCCATCTCGTGTACATAGGGAGCCGCCAGTGTACCAAGTCCGGCGACTTCCCACTTGGCTTTCGATTTCTCGTTCTGCTCCTTACCTCGCAGCTCCTGAATAGATGGCACGGCCAGCATGCCTAGACCAGAGAGCTCGGCGGCCGCGCTCGCCATCTTCATTGAGCTCGATCCAGACAGAGAATCTGGAATGGTCTTGGGTGGAGGAGGAGTCGTCGAGGGGAGCGCCGGAGGAGCAGGTTTGATCTGTGCAGGTGGGATAGGCTTCACCTGCCCGCTGACTTGAGGCATGCCCAGCTTCCTCATGACCGCGACACGAGTCTCGAGATATCCAGGAGGGGTATCCTCGTCAGACATCTGCATGGCGAGAGCCTGCTTTACGAAGGCTCTGAAGGTGTTCTCTCGCATAAGCTACTCCGTACCGGTGCCGGAGTGACGATCCATCGCCATGCGAGCCAACACGATCTGGTTCGGCTTTGGCAACGAGGAGAAAACCGTCTTCGGGTTCTTCTGGAAGTCGCGGAGGAAGTGAGGACCGAACTTTGCCTGGAGAAGCTCTCCTCCATTCATTGCCAGGTTCGTCAGATCTTCTTCGTCGATGCGGGCACCACCATCATCGAAAACCCAGTTCTCGGCCGCGATCTTCTCGATAGAGGGGCCGAAGGTCGAGTACCACGGATCGGCCACTCTCGCGCCCCATTCCCACTTGAGACCAGAGATGGTGTCGAACTCGCAGAGAGCCTCGGCAAAAGTGCCGGGAGAGACCTGGGCCCGTTTCTCGAGAAGGACATCGAGAGACGGCAAGAACTCGTCGTGAACGTAACTTCTGCGTACCGCGCCACATCCTCAGGGATCTCCATCCCGAGCTCAGCCATTCGAGAAGCGAGCTTCACGCAGTACTCATGGCGTTGCCGAGGAGGGAAACCACGAAAGTCGTGCTTGACCTCATCGAAGTAGACCGAGGCCGTCTTGACCTGATCGTATCCGTCGATGGGGAAACGCCCCTCTAGGAGGGTCATCTCTGGGCTCTTGGTGTCTTCTCCAGTTGCCTGTCCGGGGTCCCAGTTGGTGATGTCCACGTAAGGCACCTGTCGCCAAGACTTCTGCTTGGTGATGACAGATGCGCCTTCTGGGGCTGCTGTCTTCTCCTTCTTCTTGTCTTTCTTACCTTCTGTGAGTTCCCACAACCGCTTGTGAACTTCTGGATGATTGAAGTCTCGGTTGTGCTTCTCATGAAGGGCTACTAGCTTGGGGTCCTTCATCGCGTCGGCGTACTCTTCCCCCTTGTTGGCCATCCACCAAGAGGCTGTCTTCTCTTTCTCCTTCTGAGAGAAGACCGGAAGAGCCATCGTGTTGTTGCCCTGAGTCCCGCCGGCGTTGGTTCGATCCTTGAGATCATCGAGACCAGCATCGTGCTGACCGAGCCGAGGGTTGGTGGTGGACTCTTTGGGCACCTCGGTTCCAGGAAACTGCACCTTGGAGACCTTCACATTCTTGGCGTAGAGTGGTTGGCTCCTGCCCGACACCGGGGAGATTCCCGTCTTGGCGGCGATCTTGAGATGAGAGGGGACATCTAGGCCATGGTTCTCACAGGCCCCGATGAGATTTCCCGCCGCCACTTTCACCGCCTCTGGGGGGAGAAGATGCGCCTGCTTGAGAAGGTACATCACGGAGAGAGCCGTGTTGCCCTTGTCAACGCAGGCGTACTTCTTGAACTTGCGTCCCTCATCGAGGAGTACCAACGCGAAGCGGTCATCGGGTAGACCGTTGATTTGATCGCTTGTGAGACGGGCTGCTGTTTTCACAAAGTCTGGGACGGTATTCGCGTCCGGAACGGTGGCCCGAAGAACTTGACCGTCAACATCATCGTAGGCGTCGAAGACGAACCCAGCAAGTCTGCGCATTTTGTTCCTTTTGGAGGGCGTTCCTCGACTCATCCTAGTGGCACAGGAGCCTCCGTGCCAAGCAAAACCTCACCAGCAAAACTACCCCATTCCGGTGATAAGCGCCCTGAACGGTGACGGTTTTCTCTCAGAGAAGGAGCTCAGATGAACTACACGAAACCAGCAAACTCCCCAGGCTGTTGGGGAATGCAGTACAGCGACGCAGATGCGGAGTGTCAACAATGTCCCTGCAAAGACTCATGCAGACCGACGACGATCAACCGAGTCGTTTCTCAACCCATCAGGACGTTCGCCCCTCAGCCCCCGCCGCTCCCACAGATGGGAATGGTGCCGCTGCCGAGTAGAACTTACTTGCCGCAGATGACGCCACAGCCTCCGCCAGTGCCTGTTCCGGTGTACAAACCGCCGATGCAGAACCAGATGATCCAGTATGCTGCTCCAGCACCGGTTGCGGTTCAGCAGTACAACCCAATGATCCCGGACCCAAACAACCCCAACCCCATGATGCCCATGGCAAGACCGGGAGCATCAGGCCCGCCCTACTACTTCACGCAGTATCCAGGGGAGTCGATACCCCAGCGACTTGGAAAGAACATCGCGCTTCGTGGAGCAGAAGCTATCTTCGCGGAGCTGATGTTCTTCTTCCGACACTGGACTTGGCCGCCACGCTAGGGAAAGAGAGACGTAAATGCATCTGGTGAGAAGAGAACCAGATAAGGCATATCTATCCGATATGCTGTGGCTTCCCAAAGCCAAGATCGCAGAGAAGGCAATCAAACAAGCCCTGGAATACTGGGATGTCGAGAAGGGCCAAGCCGTTATGCGACGGCTCTGGGAAGAGACCGAAGATCATCTGATTGTCCCTCGAGAGTTCTTGCGTCCGGCACAGTACTCGCAGTTTTCTTTCCCGTTCGTCGACTTGACCAAGAAGAAGTTCCACAAGACGAACCTGTGGGTAAAGAACGAGCCCAGAAATGAACAACAGCTAGCTGCCTACTCTGCCTTCTCCGGGGCATACAGTGGGATTTTGAATCTGGGCTGCGGGAAGGGAAAAACGTACCTGGCTCTCAAGAGGGTCTCAGATCTAGGGTGTCCTGCACTGATCGTGGTTCACAACTCCTACCTGATGAACCAGTGGTTAGGAGAAGCGATCCCAACCCATCTCGAGCTTCCTCCCGGAGAGAAGGTCGGGGTTATCCAAGGGGACACCTTTGACTGGCGACACCCCATCACCGTCGCCATGATCCACACCCTTGCGGCGAGGGTAGAGGAGGGCAAAGTCCCCCCTGAGTTT